TACTGTAAGAGATAGTTTAGTAATTGTTGATGAATGTCAAAACTTAAACTTTCATGAACTAGATACTATCATGACAAGAGTAGGACAAAATAGTAAGATTTATTTCTGTGGTGATTTTCTACAAACAGATTTGAGAAACCCACAAGAACAAAACGGCATAATTAAATTTATGGAAATACTACACGATATGAAATCTTTTAGAACTGTAGCATTCAAAGAGCATGATATTGTGAGAAGTGGTTTAGTAAAGGAATATATAATAAGTAAAAACAAAAAAGAATATGCTATGAATTTTGATAGTATAGATAAGAAATTAAGGAGTAAGATAGCATGAAGATAAGCGATAAAGGTATAGAACTCATCAAACACTTTGAGGGTTGTGAATTACATGCCTATAAAGATATTGTTGGAGTGGTAACTATTGGTTATGGTCATACAGGTAGCGATGTTGCCGAAGGACAAACAGTTACCGAAGAAGAAGCGGAAGAAATCCTAAGAAAAGACTTGACTAAGTTCGAAGATTATGTTAAAAATTATGTAGAATGCGAATTAAATCAAGAACAGTTTGATGCCTTGGTGGCATGGACATTTAACTTAGGACCAGGTAACTTGAAATCTAGTACATTACTTAAACGATTAAATGAGAATGATTACGATGATGTTCCTAATCAGATACGAAGATGGAACAGAGCAGGCGGCGAAGTTGTCTCAGGTCTTGTAAGAAGAAGGAACTCAGAGGCACACCTGTTTGAACATGGTGAGTTGAAGTACGAATTTGATGATTGAGATTAATAAAGAAAGACCTCCAGTAGAGGTAGAAAAATTAGGATACGATAAAGAACAGTTAGAGCATTTTAATATCTACTTTCAACATAATTTTAGATGGACCTATAACATGGGTCATAGTAATGATAACAAATATTTTTGTTCAGATTATACAGTTGATGGATTGTATGTTCAACAAGATCCTTTTGTTAAATTAATATGGCAAAGAGCATGTGATAAATTTAACATACCATCTTTATCAAAGATAGGTAGATGTTACTTGCTAGGACAAACACAAGGATTAGATGGACCTTGGCATGATGATTATGATGTCAACGAAAATCCTAATATAAGAACTTTGTTATACTATCCTATTTTTAATCCTCATCGAAAACATAAAGGAACACAATTTAAATTTGAAAATGAAGACGAAGTTGAAATTCAAGAAGTTCCTTATGAACAAGATAGTGCAGTTTTCTTTGATGCAGGAGTAACTCACAGAGGTCTTTCAACTACAGATACTAAATCATTAAGAGTATCATTAGTATTTCAATGCATAGATGTTAACATGGACATGAAACATTGGTGTGAAGATACTTGTGGTAACGATGAAAGACTAGATAATATTATACGACCTATTATACCAGGATAAAGATAAATGTTTAATCATGTAAATACGATTGATATACCAGAACTACAAACACTAAACGAAAACAACTCTAGATTTTATATTACACCTACAGGAGAGAAGTACCCATCGGTTACTACTCTTCTAGGTTGGTCTACAAGAAAATCAATTTATCAATGGCGGCAAAGAGTAGGTGAACAAAAAGCAAATAGAATATCAGGTCAATCATCTGCTAGAGGTACAAGATATCACAATATAGTAGAGAAGTATTTGCGTAATGAGGATGTGTCATTTAGTTCACCACTAGATAAAGACTTGTTCAATTCTACAAAAAATCTCTTATCTCGCATAAATAATATTAATCTACTAGAAAAGACTTTGTATTCTGACCACTTAAAGTCTGCAGGAAGAGTAGATTGTATAGGTGAATTTGACAATAAACTTTCAGTAATAGATTTCAAAACATCATCGAAACCTAAAACTGAAAACTACATCACCAATTACTTTATGCAAGGTAGTGCTTATGCGGTGATGTTTGAAGAGAGAACTGGTATACCGATATCTAACATAGTTATCATTATGGCAGTTGAAGGTAATGAACCGCAATTATTTCGAACTAAAAGAGATAATTACATAGAACAGTTTAAAGAACTGAGGAAGAGATACGACAATGAAAAACTTACTAACTAAAGTTGTAATATTCTCTCTTTTGTTCTTAGGGGTATTAGGAACCACTACTGCATATGGAGTAGAAAATGGTTACAACACTAGTCCCGTTGCGCCACTAGAAAACGAAAAACCTGAAGATGCAAAACCTGAGAACGAAGAAGAGGATTTCGAAGGACATTACAGACAAAAACCAGTTGTTTGTAGTTACGAACTAGAAAAGGTATTTGAATACTTGCATAGTCAAGGTGCAGTTATATTTGGTAAATGGTACAGACCTATTGACAATGCATATGTTACAATGTGGATTGACAAGACAGGTGACGATAGAGGACAAGTATCTATTTTAGAAACTTATCCTAATCATAATTTAGTATGTACTGTTAGCGGTGGATTAGATTTTAATGTGAACGAAAACTTTGCAACTGAAGAAGAAAAACAAAATTACAAAAAAGAGCAAGAACTTGAAGAAACAGATGATGAACCTATATTACAGTATTCTACAGAGGGTGCAATAAAAATCTAATTTTACCCTTGACAAATAAGTTGTCTTGTGCTATAAATATAATCGCAATGATGAAAGCAGTTGAAAGGTTAACAGGACCAGGGGGCAGTACCCTGCACCTCCACCAAAACATTTTTAAATTCAGAGAATTTTTTTATGGGGGTGAACTAGGATCGACTGGAATTTATTAGATTGTCTGGAGTTGCCGGTAAGACACGACCGATAATCAGTTCAATTTTACAAACGCAAACGATAACTTTGCACATTCAGAGTATGCCCTAGCGGCATAATTTGAGGGGTTGGCGACTTACCTTGCAACAGAAAAGTCGCATTTTATATAGGTTTTTTTTACTTGACAAATCACAAATAATAAATTATGATGTATCTATGAATAAAATAATTATACTAATGTTTGCCACTCTATGGGTGGTATTTTTTCACCACAATGCAAAAGCAGACGACCTTGACGAATTAGGTTGTCTTGCTAAGAATATTTACTTTGAGGCAAAGTCTCAATCTAACGCAGGTCAAATATCAGTTGCTTTAGTTGTAATGAATAGAGTAAAAGATAGTAGATTTCCTGATACGATATGCGAAGTCGTTTATCAAGGACCTGTAAAAGAAAGTTGGAAGACAAGACAATATCCTGACTTAGAAGACCACAAAAGAATATACTATCCTAAAAAACATCAATGTCAATTTAGTTGGTACTGTGATGGTAAGTCTGATAAGATATGGAATGAAGATGCATTTGCAAGAGCATTTATAATTGCAAAGAGAGTTATATCAGGTCAGTACGATGGATACTTAGAAGGTGCTACACACTATCATGCAACTTATGTTAATCCTGATTGGGCAAAAACAAAAACTCTTATAACACAAGTGGGCGACCATATCTTTTATAGATGGGACTAAAATGAAACACGAATTATTTGCAACACCTGTTTGGGAAGACGATGTTTTTATATCGCCTAGTAGTGCAGATATTATGAGAGATGAAGTGTTAGATTATGCATACAAAGAAACAGGCATATCTGATTTGTCTATAACCTATTATACTTCTAGCAATACTTTAAGTCGTTTTAAGATTAGTGAGAACTTTAAAAGACTTCACTATGAAATAGAAAAAACTGTATCAAATACATTTGATGTAGATAATTATATTATAAAACATTCTTGGGTAAATGTTGTAGCAAAAGAAATACCACAATCATTACACCGACATGGTCCTCAAGATAATATTAGTGCTATATTATATTTTGATAATATAGGAGAAACTCTTTTTGCTGATCCTAGAGTTCAAGTATATGGATCACCAAGATGGAAATCAAAAGCAATGCCAGGTAAGTTATTATTCTTTCCTAGTTATCTTTATCATGAAGTACATAAACATGATGATGAAAGACGAAGAGTAGTATTTGCCTGTGATTTAATTAAGGATGAAAGATGACCCCGATGACACCTAAACTCTTTAGCAAAACAATCGAAGATATAGTCAAAGATAAAAAAGTTAATCACATGGATGCGATAGTAATCTTTTGTGAAAAGAATGATGTAGAACCACAAGATGTTAAAAAGTTTATAACTAAAACACTTAAAGATAAAGTTGCCTTAAATGCACAAGAACTACATCTAATACCGAAGACGAATACTCTGCCGATATAAAGGAGTAAGAAATGATTTTACAACAAGAATATTTTGAAGCAAATAATATTCTCACCGAAGAAGAAATACAAAAGATTATAGATTTAGGTGAAAGTTTAAATCCTCAAGAAGGAGAGATTTATCAACAAGGTAAAACTAAAGCAAGAGATAGTCATATTTCTTTTATTGATAATAATTTACAGAATAGATGGATATATGATAAGTTTATCGCCGCAATCAGATTAACAAACAAAGCGGCAAACTGGAACTTTCATCATTCTGAAATAGAAAACCTACAGTTTACAAAATATGGACCTGGTCAACATTATGACTGGCATACTGACCAGCATATTAAACCTTATCCTAATGGGTTAACTAGAAAGATGTCATTTAGTTGTTTATTGAATGATGATTATGAAGGTGGTAATTTTTTAATTGAGACTAGAGTTAAACCTGTAGTGCCTTATGAAAAAAGAATACATACAATTTTACCGAAAAAGAACTTGACAATCTTCTTCCCATCGTTTATGTTTCACAAAGTAGAACCAGTAACAAAAGGTATGAGATATAGTTTAGTAGGATGGATATGCGGCACACCTTTCAAATGAACGAATTTGATGCTTATAAAATTTACCTTGCTTTTAAATTACACTTCACTAGTGAGAAGTATGATATTACAAAAACTAAAGGTGCAGTAAAATTTAAAAAAGAAAGTTTTTATAAGCGACAAGACCAACTCTCTTTTCAAAGACTTGCTGAAGAGTTTAACGATGATACACTTCCTAAATTTTTAATCGCTAATCATATTGATGGTAATATATGGGGCGGTGTATTTCGATATGAAGAGGCAGTAAGAGTTTATCATAAGTGGGAAGGTCGAATACAAAGTTTAACAGAAAACTTTAAAACAGATTTAGAAAAGATTGTTCTAGAACTTGCCGAAGAAGATATGAATAAGTTTGATAAATGTTTTGTAATCAAA